AGAATTTACACCTCAATGAGTAGGTGGAAACACACTGCCCCCATAAGGGCCGTGTGGAAAAACCACCTCTCAAAGAGGCAGCCCTTAATTAGGGACTTGTATATTTTATGTCGCGTCCTGCGACTTTTTGAAATTTTGTAAATAAATTTATTGTCACTTCCTGTGACTTTATTTAGAAAAGAAAATGGATTATTAAGCGTGTGAAAACCGGGGTATCCCAACCCAGAAAAGAGCTTGGAAATCATCCGCTACAGCGCGTGTAATCATACGGTTCTTGGATGTACCTGTCCAGATACGCAACCTCGCACGAGGTGTGAGAAAATCACATGTGGTTGAGGAAGTGTTACAATACTGAACAGGAACCATCCTATACACATTCTGGTAAGGTACTTGCACAGAAAGACCACCAGCATTATAAATGTTAGTAGCTGGTGGCTGTGGTTGTAGTTGAAGAGATGCAACAGTATAATTAGACCGAAATGGTAAATAGCCATCAGACGTAAGTGTACCAGTCTCAACAAAAGCAACGGTATTATTATCTATATTATCAGAACGATAAATATAAGACAAATTAGAGTCTACTCCTGTCGAAATAGGTGTGGTCCTAAATCTCATTCCTCCGCGATAAAAAGCGAAGGGAGCTAAGACTTGGGCCAAAAGAGGATCATAACACTGACGTGGAGGAGTAAGGATGGAAAGATTCCATCGACCACAACCAACGGCCCAAGGTACTAATGCAACAACATCGTTCAAAGCTGCATCAGCATATTCGAATGCTATCACATTAAACCGCTTTATAAGCTGTAAAAGTGATGTAGCGCACTCGGACATACTGTCTTGATTTATAGTATAATCAAGAGGGCCAACAGGTGCTTGACCCGGAGCACTACAAACGATGTCCTCTGAAATGTTTTCAACTTCACCACCTTGAGCGGTAACAGGATAATCCAACCAAGCTCTAGGTTTCTGGAACTGTAAAGAATCACCACCACGAACATAAACCAAAACCTCAATGGTATCGGAACAAGTCTCAGGCGAACGTAGAGGGTTAACCACATGTACAAACAAAGATCCATACTTAATATCAATATTGATAAAGTCAAGTGGTAATAAGTAAGGACAAGTAAAGCACGCGTGATCACCCTCTTGTATGTCTACGACTGTACGATAACAGTAAGAAGTGTCAGTTAATGTGATGGTAAGGTCATCAGGGCCAGGAACATAGGTGAACGCAAATGCTCCTGCATGGAAACCAGTTTTAACAAACTTAAACATGATCTCAATATCCCCTCTGTAAGCACCAAACAAATTTGAGAGATAGGATACAGGTGTATGATAGTCTTCATTAGTACTTATCTGGTTGTGGAAAACATCTGGTTGTAGAGGAATCCGCAACAATTGGTCTCCTGGAGTTTGGGACTCATTAACAAACATTGTAGTATAATAAGCCCATTGCTTTTTGATAAAATCTATGGACATTTGGTCTTCCCCTCCGTCACTAATATCAGACAAAAGTTTGAGTTTAGCGTCGAAGAGAACGGCCAGAGGCATAGAATTATCAAGACCATCGGAAGTTGTAGTATACCAATTATAGTTGTTCGACATCTGGCATGGCTTCTCCGAATTCACTGGTTTAGCGAATCCAAAAGAGTACGCAGCGCCTTTAGCGGCATTTAAGAACCAGGAAACTGGTCCAGCCCAAGGACTGAGTAAAGGTATCTTAGCCACGGCTGATGAGAAGTTCGCAGCAGCTCCAAGCACATGCGAGATGGGCCGCTGTTCAGCTTCTGTTGGCATAATACGGGTTGCTCGACCCTTTCCGACTCCAGATTGTTGAACAGCCTTATAAGTCTGACCAAAGAGTTGAACATCTACCATAGAATACCAAATAGTGTAATCGACAGTAGAGTCAGCCCCTGGACCGACTAAAAGAGGACTCATAACAACTAGATATAAATCACCCCAAGAAATCACATTACCAGGACTCGTTAGTTCAATAAAACGCCCAGGTGCGACATAAGGAATTGAAAGTGAAACCGAAGTATCACCACAACCCATGTCAACACCAGGTAACTGTGAAATGGGCGTCCTATGACCTTTGTGCATGCTAGATTTCACCACATTCAACTCAGCACAAGGATAATAACAGAGACGTAAACGTCCCTGATGGAAAGGTGTAGCATTAAGGACGAGATCCACTCGTAGAGTAGCTCTCAAGCCATAAAAACCACGTAACTTATCCATCCACATAGTGTTGTTAAATATCCCTGTCCAAGTACGTTGATCAAAAAGATATGTAGTGTTAGGATTAGCAATATCCCAAGCGCCAGAGGCAATAGGGACAGGTTTTGCAAAGTAAGCGATAACTGAGGTAACATCATTAGGAAAATAAGAACCAGAATATATCGAGGGTAAAGATAGGGGCAAATTGATCTTCGCGTCCACATTGCCAGTAATGAACTGCGTTGTCCCCTCGGTCATTATAGTCGATACAGTAGTGTCGGGGACATTATCACTCTGTACGACTTTGGTCTGGGAATCCTGTGGTCAATATACTGCCTCAAAAAGCAACCCAACTAAATGAGGAGAACCTACTCGACACAAAAAGTGCCTAGCTCATTTGGCATCTATCCGGGGGGAGCCTAATGTACGTTTAACAACCCATGCGAATTAGACGGCAGGTACGTTTTCACCGCATACTCATTTAATGGGCACTGCCCACCATATTACTACAACACAATAACGAGTCAAAAATGATATGTAGGCGCCTTTTAACGACATGCGACAGGTCGATTGGACACTCAGTAAGACAAATCCGTAGTTACGAACTTGTCCTGCAAGTGGTTGTAAGCGGGACATACTACAGTGTAGTGTTCATCGCTACGCGCACAAGCATGAGTGATTTCACCTGCCCATTCTCGGAAAGTGTCTTTACCATGTGCTGAGAGTTCCATCAACATATGAAGGACATTATCCTTCCAAAATTGGTACCCAAGGTCTTTTTCCTTAGTCCATTGAATGGACTCAAGAATAGTGTCCAGAGATAAATTGGCCATCCATCTCTTCTTGTCACAATGGAAAGATCGTATAAAACCTCGTTTGAGGAATGTACAATCCACCAATTTCCTTTCATTAGAGACGACACCAATTCCTTTCGCTTCATCAGTATAAACCATACCCAATCTAGCGTATGCCTCAGTCATAAATTCCTGAGTAATGAATTCGAAAGGACCATAAATTTGTACGGAAAGTAGTCCATCGTCGCCGTATTTGGAAATCTTAACATGACCCCGCATGTCTACAAGTATTTCCACGGCCTTAACATATGTCTCGACTGGTTCGGGATAATTGTTGAGGATGGCATATCTATCAAGTACACAACCAGCTACTGAATTGATCACAACCGTCAAAGGATTCCCAGATGTATTAGCTCCCATCCAGGCGTAAATAAGTTTATCCACTAAATGACGACTTTGCGCAATCTCATCAATGAGCGCGTTACGGATTTTCTCCTGATCAGTTTCCTCGTCTTGGTAAAATTTCAACATTACTACCTTAATGGCCCAAATATCTTCTGGGGCAAGGGTTTTATCATAGCCTGAAAAATCTCCAGCTATTACCCGGTAGTTATCGGCATTATTACCATGACGTGTAGCAAGATGTTGCCAGTCACCACTGTAAGGATTCATCCCACAGCAGATTCCATTATCAACTCGACTACGCATCACGAAGGCACTAAACATTAATGTGTACTTACGAACTAAGAGACCAAATGTTAAATCACATGAAGAAATCAGTCGGGTCTTGCCAGCATCACTCTTCTCAATAGTCCTCAGTTCGTCCTTCAAAAAGTGGTTATTAACAACATAAGGTCTAATACCACTCAAGATAGATTCCTCCATCTTTCCCATCTGTTGTTCAACTAAGAGAGCATCTGGCGTATCAAAAGTAAAGTCATCGCTACCAAAAGCAGACGACTTAGCTCCACCCTTGAGTAAATGCTTCATGGGCCAACCAGGACTAGATCCACGATTAATACTATCAATGAATTCTTCTCCAGGTATGCCCATAACGCATTCCTTAAAGGTAAGAGCACGACGCATCTCATTAGTTATAATGTAACCAGTATTGAACAACTCATGACAATAATCATCAATAGCAGCCCCATATAAGTGCATATTGGGTCGTATGTGTGATAATCCATATCCCCACATAGCGTTAGCCATAGGGTCAATACCATCAGTCGTTCTGAGCATAGCAGGTTTCTTCCGAGGAGGATATTTATCAATAAGACCATTGATCGGTGACGGAACAATAGTTGTTTTCTTAGTCTGTGGAATGGGTTTACCAATTGCTTCGTAGACCCTACCATCAGCTCCAAAGACAACGCCACTCTGTACAAGAGGTTTAACCTCTTCGGCGGCGGCTTCTTCAGCAATGTCACGCATAATGTTATTAAATGTACAACAAGTGCGCACTGCTAATTCCAGTCCTTCTTTATCAACTACTGCACCAATACCTTTGGTATTACCAACACCGGCAACATGTATTGAAGCGATTTTGGCTTCATTGGTCTTATCGAAGATAACGAAAGGTGAACCACAATCGCCAACTCGTGTAGGTATATCGTACATAATGCCCTTTTCGCAACCCCACTCACCATCCGCGTAAACGACGTCATTTCTAGTAACGAAGTTTGCAGTATGGTAGACTGGGGAGCAATCTCGGTTAAGTACACCAAGAACACCACGATGCTGTGTAGGTAGTTTCTGATCTTTACTCCTAAATAATTTAAGAATAGACCTCCCGGTTATACCAGGGATATAGCAAACTCCTACATCATCTTCACCATTATTGGGGTTCATCTTAAAGATCTCAATGGTGGCAGCTCCTTCAGACCAAGAGTACAAGAGGTCCTTGAGACTCTTAGTGAAGAAGTGGGGCTTAATCTCCCCTGTGTTCGGGTTCCTCATGGTGCAATTGGTAAACGTTATCTGTATATCAGGGCGTGGTTCAATACCATTTTCTGGATCACCATTGACATAATCCATCCAGCGACCAATATAATGTTCAGGCATTAAGACGACATTGTTCTGTAGGGCTAAGACGCATCCTTGATAGGATTTATTTTCACCTAAGTCAATCTTGAAACGCCAGACATTTCTTGTGACTAGCTTGGTTATGATATTATGTGCATTCGGATCATCTCCAGCTTGTACCTGGATCCGTCTGAGAGCTTTAACTGAATTTGGCTTCTTTTTGCTCTTAGTTTTCTTGCGCATAGGATAATCACCATGTTCAGGAGAAACCTCCTCGTCTCCATCCTTCTCTCCAAAGAAAGAACGAACGTATTTAAGAAGGAAGAACATTGGTACACCTATGGCTAGAGCACGGCCTACAACATTAGCGTAGGAGGCCATCTTATAGATCCACGTTACACCACCCTTGTTTCCAAAGACAGCATTAGCGCGGTTCTTTTCAGACCACCATGCCATGTGTGATATAATCGTCTCAGGATATTGTTGTTCAAAGGCGCACACATGTTCGGTAAAAGCCAAAGGCTCATAAGTGGCATCCCAAGTACGATCACAATATATGGTCATGAAATCCAATTCAGTCACTCTAGGAATATTCGGATTACGGATCGTGTTCTCATTGAATTCAACAGCACTAAAGAGACGTTTAGCATAAGCAACATTGGTTTCACCAGTTAACCTATACATCTCCTTATTGCAAGATGGACAAACTCCACAAGAATAGCCGTCTTGTTTTTGTATAAATTCGGCCTCTTTCTTCCTACGGGCAATAACACTTGATACAGAGCGATCGATCTTATTGTTCAGATCTAAGTGAGCCTTCGCAGAACGTTGCATCTGTTCGAGAATAAGGACTTTAAGTTCCTCTTTCCCTACTGAGACGGGGTTCATGCGATGCTGTTGTAAATCAGTCATACGGAAAAATTCCAGATAACCGAAATTATCAGCTTGATCAGCATCATTAATATAGTTCCAATCAGGTTTTCTGTCCCAAGGACCTAGATCCCGAGTACATTCAGTAGCAAATTCTTCACGAACTGCTACAACCCAAGTGAAAGAAAGACGTCGAAAGACGGCCTCTTTATCTATAATAGATTGAATATCATTGAAGTGTCGAAGGTTACTAGTACCCCAAACATTCTTTGATCTAAAGTAAACACGACCCTTGGAGTTAAGATCTGCCATATTAAGGTTCATGGGATTGACGTTAATCATCTGTATAATCTCACTCCAAATTGTCGGTTGACCATTATTGGCATCACGTCGGAAACCAAATTCATCTATTACTAGATTATGTTGACCATGATAACCACTCCAGAAATCATCTGTTTCATTATAAGTATGTAAATATTCACCCGGATGGTCCACAAAGTGGTCCAATCGATGTAGGGGCAAAGTCTCTGCAGTGATCTCTGGAATTAAGCAATTTACAAAAGTAGTCTTGCCAATACCAGCACCA